AAGCTGGAATAACTGTGACAGACGATCAGCTAGCGACCATCGAAACAGAAATGAAGGCGAACTACAAGCCGATAGCAGACTACAACAAGCAAAAAGAAAAGTTGGATGCATCGGACGAAAAAGTTAAGACGTTGACTGCATCACTTGATAAGTTCAAGGATGTAGATCCAACAGCCTTAACACAAACGATTGAAGACCTTAAAGGCCAATTAACTCAAAAGGATGCAGAGTTTGCACAGAGATTAGCAGACCGCGACTTCGATGATTTGATTAACGCGAATATCAACACACTAAAGGGCAAAAATGCCAAAGCAATCAAGGCTTTACTTGACGTTGACGCGTTAAAGCAATCAAAGAATCAGGCCGAAGACATTAAGACAGCACTAGAAGCCTTACAGAAGGCTGACGACTCTGCCTTTTTATTTGCAACAGAACAGCCACAGTCCAAAGGCACATTCAATCCGATTGGTGGAATAAAGACTCCACCAGTGTCATCTAACTATTTAGATGAGCAATACAAAAACAACCCATTCTATAAAGGGTAGAAAGAGGAAATTAAACTATGGCAGTTATTTATGGACAAATTCATGTAGATGAAAAATACAAGGCAACACTAGAACCAAATCTTTATCACAAAACACCATTCGCAGATGGTAGAACATTCACTTCTAAATACGAAGAAGGTGCAGCAGGCGGAATCTTCGTTCGCAAGTTAGGCACAACAGCTGTAGAAGTGGGAACACCAGGTCGCGACTTCGTGGATGAAGCGTCTAGAGACGACTTAATCCCAGTTGTATTCAATAACAACTTTCAGAAGTCAAAGAAGATTTATGGAGTACAAGCTGCAGCAGTTTCTACACCATTGGCAAATGAAGCCTTAAAGGTGGCAAATGAAGAAGTTTCTGAAAGCTGGACTTTATCTGGCTTAGCATGCTTGATCAACGAAGGTAAGGCAGCTACAGCAACAGATGCTATCACAGCTAAGACTGTTAAACAGGCAGTTATCGCTGTGCGTAAGGAAATCGTAGCTGCTAAGGGTTCCGCAGACGTTGTACTCTGCTCACCAGAGTTATACGCAGCAATCCTAGAGCAGGCAGGCTCCGAATTCGTACCACAGTCAAACGAATTCACAAACGCTACTGGCCAGATTGGCAAGTGGTTAGGTTGCACATTCTACGAAGTTTCTGCATTAGCTGAAACACAGGGTAAGTACTACGATTCTGCTAACGCATTGAAGACTGTTCCATTTGCAAAGGTAGACTTCATCATGTACAACCATGAAGCGTTATCAATCATCCCTAACTTCTCAGTTGCACGTATCGTTGACTCCGAGAACTTTGCTGGATCCAAAGCACAGGTTGAATTGAACTCTGCGTTCAAGGTTACAAATCAAGCATTAGTTCGCGTACGTAAGCACGTTTAATCAAAAGATTAACAGAAGGGAGTGGAACATATGAGCCTACTAACATGGGAGCGTTATCGCTCCCTTCATGACATTGTTTCTGAAGATAAATTCGATAAAGCAGAAAAGCAAGCAGAGAGTGAGATTCGTAACGTTATGGGCGTTATCCATTACACAAACTGGATAGCAGACAATTCGAACCTGACAAATGAAATCTACTACGAGCAGCTGCTCGACTGCATCTGCAACGTTATCAACTATAACGCTACAGTTGGAGCAAAGGCAGGCCAGGGCGTTGCTTCTGTTTCAAACGATGGATATAGCGAAAGCTACGTGCTGCAGACACAATCGCAAGCAACGGAAGAACTGCACAAGAACATCCGTAAGTGGCTATCAGGCACTGGCCTAGTGAGGGCATACTAATGGCAGTCTTCACAGATACGGTCACGGTTTATCAGAAACAGGCCGCAGGCTATAAGCGCACGGTTGTCAATGGCTGCCAATGGTCTGACAAAATCGAAAAGAAGCTGGAAGGTGGCAAGCTACAGACTGTCAAGACTACTACAGTCACGTTTATCGAGCCGTTTTCGCTTGATTTAAGCACGTTCACCGAAGAGGATGGAATCTTCTTTGGAAACGTAGCAGAAACCCCTACAAACGACAAAGGAAGCCGCCTATCAGAAATGATAAAGCGAAACCCTAAGAGTGGAATCATTCGAGCAGTGAATGACAACTCTAACAGAGATCACTTGAAGAACATAAAGGTGGTTATTTACTGATGAGTGAACTTTTTCACTTCAACCTTAAGTCTGTAGACATTAAGCCTAAAGAGGTGGCAGAGAGCAGGGGTATCAACGAAGGCGGAACCGTGCAGCAATTCATCGACAGCGAGTGCCTTCGGCTATGTGATCCATACGTTCCGAAGGATACTGGAGCCTTAATTCAATCAGGAATTATCAACACGAAAATAGGCAGCGGCAAGATTTGCTATCGCACACCATACGCACGTCGTTGGTATTACATGCCAGCAGACTTCCAGGATGCGCCTATGCGTGGGAACTACTGGTTCGAACGCATGAAGGCTCAAGGCGGAAAAGAAAAAATCCTACGCGGAATCAAGCGCATAACAGGAGGTAACGGATGACAATTTCAGAAGCAATCAGCAAGTGGCTAGCAGAATACGACGGCATAGTCGTAGACACAAACCACGTTTCAGATGGAAGCGATCAATATGGATTGTTTAAAAGCCCACAGCGTAACATCGTAAGTCACGTAGACAGCAGCTATGAAATCACTGAGAACTATCAACTACTGGCAAGACTTAACAGCCTGTCAGAGGACGATAGAAAAGACAGTGATGAGCAATTAGAAAAGTTAACCTACTGGGCTGATGACTATCCATTTAATCATGAGTATCCTGCACTCGACGGAAACAGACAAATCCTTAACATTAGCGTTACAGGAAGTCCGTATCCGTTGAGTACAGACTCATCCGATACGGTCTATCAGCTTTCCATCGAAATAACATACACAAGAGAAAGAGAGGGCTTATAAATGGCACTTACAAGACTTAGAAAGCATCAATTTATCCCTTTTATCAATACAAGCACAACAGCCGACAAGGTGTGGGCTCGTATTGGTAAATCAACAATTTTCTCTTTAGCATTTAATGCTAAAACAGAAGAAAGTGACTATATCGAAGACGAATCACCAACTACAGAACTCACTAGCTACGTTCCTTCAATGGATCAAGAGCTAGTTACAAATGAAGGTGATCCAGCATTCGACTTCATCTACTCACTAGCTAAGAAGCGCGCAACAGGCGAAGATGCAAAAAAGGAATTCTTACTTGTATTCGCAGGAACAAAGACACCATACGATGCGTGGGATTGTCCTTCATGCACAATCGAAATCAAGGAACTAAACACAGTGGAACAGAAGATTACATTCGCGCTCCACTTCGGTCCAATTGTTCCTGGTAAAGTAGCAATCACAGCGAACAAGCCTACATTCACAGCAGGCGTTTAAAAGAATTGAAAGGATAGGAAAGCAAGCATGCAATACACTGTTATTTTTAATCGAAAAAGCTACGATTTGCCTAAGAAAACAATGGCAATCTGGGAGGACTTGGATTCAATCTTCAAGCTTGACGCAACAAATCTTCCAAACAGAGAGAAGTACAAAAAGATGATTGAATTCATCGCTAAGTTGGTGGGCCAAGAGGCTATCGAGGAAATCTTCGGCACAGAGGAACTAGACGAGATGGACCTAAACGACATCACGCTGGCAATCTTCAAAGTTAGAGATGCATACGAAAATCCACTAGCGAATTATCAAGCAGAAAAGAGCAGTGAAGCATTGAGTCAGATTCCGCTTGATAAGTTACAGTCCCTCAGCAAACTGATGGATACTGCCTCAAAAGTTAAGAAATAATGCTAGACCTAACCGCTAAGTCCTTACCTAATACAATCCGCGTAAAAGGTAAGGACTTTTCAATTTATACGGATTTTCGAGTTTGGATGAAATTCATCATCGAAGCAAACAAAGCACTCCTCAATGGGAAAGGCTTTGATGTTGCTTTTTTATTTAAAAATGACATGCCGTATCGGATAGACGTAAAAGACCTATTCGAGTTTGCCAATCCTAAAAACCCTTTGCCTAGAAATACCAGACAAACCGATGACCAGGTCATCACCCTAGACTATGAAATTGATTCAGATTTGATTTACGCCGCGTTTATGCAGCAGTACCGCATCGATTTGATAGAGGTTGAAGAATTACACTGGTGGAAATTTCTGGCGCTTCTGAAGGGCTTAAATGGCACGAAATTGGACGACGTCATGAAGTGGCGAAACTACAAGAAGGACACACGTCAAAACGTAGATGTCTACGAGGAGCTGCGTGATGCATGGGAAATCCAAAGGGAACTATCCGAACAAGAAAAACAAGAATTAGAAGAATTTAGTAAACAATTTGAGATTGGAGGTGACGAAAATGAGTGATGGAACATTGGTCTTTAATACGAAGCTAGACTCTGACGGTGTCACCACTGGACTGACAAGAATCGGAAGCGCCGCATCTACTGCACTAGGCACACTTGCGGGCAACTTAATGACACAAGCTGTAGATGGTCTACGCAATCTAGGCGGTGAGGCAATTAACGCTTTCGGCAACATCCAGCAGTCCTATGGTGGTTTAGATACGATTTATAAAGAAGCGAGCAGTAGTGCGAAGGCCTATGCATTACAGGCTCAGAAGATGGGCATTTCTATGAACACTTACGCCGAGCAGGCTGTCTCAATGGGCGCAGCCCTAAAGCAATCACTCAAAGGTGATGTAGCGGCTGCTGCAGAAAAGGCAAACCTCGCAATCAGTGACATGGCTGATAACTCAGCGAAAATGGGCACTAGCATAGAATCGCTGCAGAACGCTTATCAGGGCTTTGCTAAAGGCAACTATACAATGCTGGATAACTTAAAGCTCGGATTCGGTGGCACAAAGGAAGAAATGGAAAGACTGTTAGAAACAGCCGAAAAGATGCCTGAAGCAATGGGTCGAAAATTCGATATCAGCAGTTACGCAGATATCGTCGATGCGATCCACTTAGTACAAGAAAACATGGGTGTAGCTGGAGTAGCTGCAGCAGAAGCACAGACAACAATTCAGGGCTCGATGAATGCGGCCAAAGCCTCATTCGAAAACCTACTAGCTGCAATGGGTGATCCAGACGGTGATGTAGACGCAGCAATGCAGACATTCCTAGCAAGCCTACAGACTGCATGGGATAACCTAGCGCCAACGATCCAAACGATTGGCAAGAACATCCTAGAGCAAATAGGTAAAGGAATAGAAGCAAAATTAAAACCGTTCAAAGATGACCTGGCTGGATCTATTGGTGATATTGTTAAAGCAATTGGAGAATTCATCGAAGAAATCGCAGGCGATAATGAAGTGCTAAATGGTATAGCCGATGCAGTCAAGTTCTTAGGTGAGAACATGGACAAAGTACTGCCTGCAGTCGGTGGCCTAACCGCAGCAATCATCACTTTTAATGTGGCTCTATCTATTCAATCAGCCATCCAGGGTGCAGCTGCTGCATTTAAGGCTTTCCAAGCAGCTAATGAAGGCGCAACAGTAGCACAATGGCTACTCAACGCAGCGATGAGTGCAAACCCAATTGCGATTGTCGTAGCACTTATAGCCGGTTTGGTTGCAGCGATTGCTATTCTATGGAACACGAATGAAGGTTTTAGAAATGGTGTGCTGAACATTTGGCAGACAGTCGTAGATTTTTTTACTAAGACAATCCCTAGTGCATTTACAACAGTTATAAATTGGTTTAAATCATTGCCGTCGGCGATGGTTTCAATTGGAGCTGATATTGTTAACGGGTTGATTGGTGGAATCAAGAACGCATGGAGCGGACTTAAAAATATGGTCGGAGATTTGGTCGGTGGATTTGTGGATGGTGTCAAAGGAATGCTCGGAATTCACTCACCATCAAGAGTTTTCAAGTACATCGGCGAAATGTGCGTGGCTGGATTCGAGGAAGGAACTGAAGACCTTATGAACCTAGATGAAATCGGAACTAACATTTCTGCATCATTCGGAACAATGAGTGCAAATATGAGTGGAGGAATGAATAGAAGCGCAACGTTCAACTTCTACGACACTCAGACCTCACCAGACGCAATTATGAGAAAAGCAGAAAATACATTCCAGTTTGGATTGGCGGGTGGCATATGAGTGGAATCGTTAATGTAAAATGCGTACGTGAAGACGGAAAAGAGTTTCTACTTGGAACCGACTCAGCGTGGCGCATTCTTTCAGATGGCCTAGAAGGTATCGACTATCCAAAAATAAGCGTTTATTCAGAAAAGAGTGCTGTCAAAGATGGCGCTCTTTTAACTGGAATGCGCATTGACGATAGATCAATTCAAATCAAAGCCAAGACCGTGTTAACAAAGTTAAATGCAGTCCTAAGACGTGAGGCAATCTCGTTTTTTAGACCGAAGATGAAGTATAGAATCGTTATCACTTATCAAGGTGAAACACGCTGGATAGATGGAGTGATTGAAGGCTTTAGTTGTCCTTCACAGAACATCCACATGCCAATGAAGCTGACAGTTAAGTTCTACTGTGAGGATACGCACTTAAAATCAGTGGATAACTTCGGACAGAACATTGCGTCCATAACTCCACGCTTCGCATTCCCATACATTCAGACACGAAAAATTAAGATTGTAGCTGAGTCGTTTAACTTCTCGAAAACAGTCACGATCAACAACGATGGCGATGCTGAGGTTATGCCTGTAATTAGAATTAACTTCAAAGGCAGATGCAGCAATCCTGTCATAAAAAAGAACGACGCATACGTGCGTGTTCTTGGTAACTTCGAGAGTGGTGATTTGCTGATTATTGACTGTGAAACTTATCGAATCACGAAGAATGGTGAGAACTGGATTCATCACATCGACAGAACGTCGTCATTTACAGATATTCGATTGGATGTTGGCGATAGCAACATTTCATTCGGTGCAGATACAGGCGACTCGAACATGGCCGTATATGTGTACTTCAATAAGCGCTACTTAGGTATGTAGTCAGGAGGGATAGATGGAATTAGCATTCTTGGATAAAGATTTTAATCTTATCAAATACTTCAACTACATCAATTTACAGTGGATCCGCAGATACTATGAACCAGGACAATTCATGGTCCAGATTCCTGCAGACCAATACGTCACAGGTGCGGAGTACGTCTTCAATAGTTCACGGCCAGAGCTAGGCATGATTCAGAAATTCGAGTATGAACGCAAGTCTAGCGGACAGTTGATTCTATTGTCTGGGTACTTCTATGAGTACAAGCTGAACGATAAAATCACGTACCCACGATTTAGACATACAGGCAACATCGAAATGGTGGCTAGAACAATCGTAGATAACTACATGGACGATATCCCTTTATTGACTAAGGCGCAGGCGAACTCACCACTACTAGGAACTAGCGTGACTAAACAGTCCACAGGTGAAGGATTGGCCACAGCACTTTATGCACTGTTGAAGACGCAGCAGATGAGCTACTCTTGCTTGTACGACTATGTCAATAAGCAAATCAAGTTCAAAGTTTGGCAAGGCTTAGATCGTACACAATCACAGACACAGAATAGTTTTGCTTCGTTCGCCGAGAAGCTGCGTAATATCGAGAACGAGAAAATCGTAAAGGATACAACGCTATCAAAGAACTATGCGATCGTAATCGGCAATGGCAGCTACGAGGAAGGCAGGCAGGTCAGCGTAACGGTTGACCTCCGTGCCAATTCTTCAGACTACCGACGTGTTGTGTACATTGATAAGACGGCGGAGATTTACGACTCAACAAAAGAATCGCTAGATGCTTATAAGAACCGACTTATCCAGGCGGGAAAAGAGGACATGCTGAAGAAGCATGCAAGCATTCTCAACGTTTCATTTGATGCAGTTCGAAATAACGGTCTACGATACATGGAAGACTTTAATCTAGGCGATAAGTGTGATTTATTGATTGACGACTTCCAGATGGCTTTTCAGGCACGACTTACAGAAGTGCGTGAAGTCTTTAAGAATTCGGTACATGAGATAAGTCTAACGTTTGGCGATAAAGTGCCAGTCGCATACAGAAAGTGAGGAACAATAATGGCAATGCAATCATTCCCATTTACATCAGAGGTTACTTTTGATGAAAGTGGATTCCCGCAGTTTGATAGGGCCGTGGGAAGTGATGTCTTAAGAAGCATCCTATCAAATTACTACACAAACGGCGTATTCGGTATTGGCAACAATAACAGTTTTAAGGTCGTAGCTGCTGCAGGTGGTGGCATGAGCCTAACGGTTAAGCCTGGAGCATGTCTTATCAA